ATGAGGACGGCAATCGTAACAGATAGTACTGCATATATTACAGCTGAGGAACGTGCATGCTTAAACATTCACATGATACCTTTAAGTGTTAATATCTCAGGTCAATTATTTGCAGAAGAAGTAGATATCACAGCATCTGAATTTTATGATAAGGTGCGTGGAGCTAAAGAATTTCCCAAAACAACACAGCCTCCAATCGGAGAATTTGTCGCTCTTTTTGATGAGCTAGCAAGAGATTACGATGAGATTATTTCCATCCATTTATCGAGTGGTATTAGTGGAACATACCAAGGTGCAGTACAGGCCGGTGAAATGGTGGAAGGCATTGATGTTTATACCTTTGACAGTGAAATATCCTGTGCTGTTCAAGGCTTTTACGTATTAAGGGCAGCGGAAATGGCGAAAGAGGGCCATTCAGCAAAAGACATACTTGCAGCATTAGCGGACATGCAGCAGTCTATTCGTGCTTACTTCATTGTAGACGACTTAGCACATTTACAGCGTGGTGGGCGTTTATCTTCTGCAGCTGCATTAATCGGTGGCTTATTACAAGTAAAGCCTGTTTTACATTTCGTGGACAAGGTAATTGTACCTTTCGAAAAAATCCGAACACGTAAAAAGGCATTAAAGCGTGCAGAAGAATTGTTAGCAGAAGATGCCAAAAAGTATGCAGCGATGGACGCTGTTGTCATTCACGGAAATTGTCCTGCTGAAGCCCAAGAATGGCTAGAGCAATTAGCCGCAACGTACCCAAACGTAAACTTTAAATTGAGCTATTTTGGTCCTGTTATTGGTACTCATTTAGGTGAAGGGTCGATGGGATTAGGATGGACAAAAAAATAATGAATTGTGAGAAGTCTCTACAGCAAAAGTAGAGGCTTTTTTCTATGAAAGGGGAAGTTTTAATGAGATATAGGGGTTGGTTATTTCCCCCAGCATTACGTGATTTTCATGAAGGTCGCATTTGGTTAAAAGAACATTCGCCATTTTCATCTGAAGATATTGAGAAAGCAATACAGCGAAAATTCGTCAGTATAATAGAAGGAATTCAAATGAAGCCAGCTATGAAATGCAATCGTTGCCACAATACAGACCCTCAATTATTCACAAAATTCGATTGCTCAAAATGTCAGCAACAATGTGTGTACTGCCGACACTGTATTAAGATGGGGAGAGTCAGTAGCTGTACACAATTGATAATTTGGACAGGCCCCAAGGCGATAAAAATTAACAAGCATTCATTAAAATGGGTAGGGCAATACACTGAACTCCAGCAACAGGCTGCTAATGAAACCTTGGCAAGTGTGAAAGCAAAACGCTCGCATTTAATTCATGCAGTTTGTGGAGCGAGGAATGAGAACGGAACTTTGAGAGTTAGATAGTCCATTCAAAATTTATTCTATCAGGTTCTATAATAACTCTTTCAAGCACCTTTTCTACTAACGCTCTTTTTTCAATAAAGTCCATTCTTTCGAATTTAGTTAGATAATTATACAAATCACTTATTTCGATATTTACAGCTTCATTTTGGGCTTCTAGGTTTTTTTGATGGATTATATCTTCTTTTTCTTTTTTTCTATTCTCTAAGCGTGTATTTAAGGTATCTTTATCAATTTCCCCATCTTCGTATAAATCAATTAATCGTGAAATTTTTTCATTTACTCTTTTTAATGCTAAATCATAGTTAGTTTTTCTTTTACTACTAACTTTTTTTGAATCACGGTTTTTAATCAAACTATCTAATTTTTCTATGAATAAAGCCTCTAAAGTGTCATTTTTTACGATTTGATTCATGCATTTTTGTTCATATTCACTTGGAAAACGTCTTGCTCTACATAAATATGAACGAACATAGTAATCACCTTTAAGTTTATTTTCAACTTTATAACTGTATGTTTTATAATTTTCTCCACAACAGCCACAATAAATGAAACCACTAAACAAACTTTCTTTTGCTTTCCCAGCGTTGGCACCTTTTGGATGGCGTGCTAATAAAGCTTGAACCCTATCAAATTGTTCAATTGAAATTATGGCTTCATGTATACCTTCGAAATTTTCATTTCTATACTTAACTTCCCCAATATACAAGCGATTACTTAAAATCTGTCTGATAGTTGTAAAACGTCTGCCTGTAAAGCCTTCTTCTTTTAACACATGTTGTATCTTTGTAATTGAATGATATTTTTCATACAAATCAAATATTCTCCGAACTTTTTCAGCTTGATTTTGATCGATAACAAGGATGTTATTTCCATCATCATCTTGCCCTTTTTTATATCCAGTAGGCATGTGATTACCACTAATTAAACGATAGCCAGCTTCAATACGTTTTCTAATACCTCCCTGCATACGTTCTGTAATAGTAGCACGCTCTAATTCTGCAAATACAGCTAGTATACCTATCATCGCCATGCCAAAAGGGGTTGTTGTATCTAATGTTTCAGAGACACTAACAAAATCAATATTATTTTTTAAGAAATAGTCTTGGATTAATTCCATTGTATCTCTTTGTGAACGAGACAGACGATCCAATCGATAAACCATTACAACATCAAATTCATTTAATCTAGATAGTAATTCTTGAAGTGCCGGCCGATCAGTGTTTGCTCCACTATATGCTGCATCTATAAAATCACCGCCTATAGACCAACCTTTGGATGCACACATTGCTTTCATACGTTCTATTTGTATTTCGATACTATAATTCCCATCCTGAGTATGTGTGCTGTAACGACAATATAAAGCAACCCTTTTTTCCTTTTCCACAATGTCACCTTCTTATATTTTGGTATGAGAAAAGAGCAAGACGAATGAGCCTGCTCTCTTAAAAATTAATTAATTAGCGCTAGTTAACTACAAGGTGGTTCTGTAAAGTATTTAACTACTTTACCGTGAATCCTAATAACATTACTCTCTAAATCATTCAAATTTACTACATATTGTCTAAATGACCTGTCATTTGATTCAGGACTAAAGATAATTTCTGATTTTTCGTTGTCAATAAATATCCTCTTTACTGAATATTCATTATCACCATTACTAAATACAACAATATCATCATTTCTTATTTTTTCTATTTCAGTGGGTTTAACAGCTAATAGAGAACCATCTAAAAATATTTTGTTCATTGAATCGCCATTAGCTTTAACAAAGAAAATATCATCATGATTAGCCCATTTACCCATAAACATATCGGGTAAAGTGATCTTTTGTACGTCACCTTCTAAAATACTCTCTACGTTTATTGGTAATCCTGCTGCAACATTAGCATCGTAATAATCATATGTAGAAGAGAAAGATAGTGGATCTTCTGCTTGCCATCCCATCAAATATGCTGGTGGTACATCATATAGCATAGCTAATTGTTCAATTGTATCAAGTTTCAAATTCTTTATATTTCCACTTTCGTACCTTTGAACAGTTGCTTCTGTTTTACCTAAAACCTCACCAACAAAAGCAAGCGTTAGATTTCTTTTTTGACGTGCTGTTCTTAATCTGTTTCCTACATCCATCAATTTCACCTCCCCCTGTTGACTATATTATACAACATACTTTCGTAAAATGAAAGTTTACTTTCGTGTTTTTGTAAACTTGCATTTTGTGGTTGAAAGTTGTTATTCGTGTTGATATTATTAACTTACGTAAAACGAAAGTAGGTGATGATAAAATGAAACCTAGCATTAATTCAGAATTACTAGAATCAAAAATGTTTCTCGCTGGTTTTAAATCTAGAAAATCTTTTGCAGAGGCTCTAGGGGTATCGGAACATAGTGTTAGCAACCTTTTAAACCGTGTTTACAATCCTTCATTCGAGTTGATGAATAAAATATATCTTGTTTTAGATTTAAAACCAGATGAAGGTCAGGAGATTTTTTTTGGTAATTACTTACGTAAAACGAAAGTATTTGTATGAAGGAGAGATAAAATTGCTGAAAATTGTCATTCCATATTTAGAAATAGGCGGCGAGAAAATTCCTACGCCAGCTGGCTTGTCAGAATTATTAGAGCCGACATGGTCGCTTGATGTTGACAGAGAAAAAGTCCGCAGAATAGCTAGTGAATATGATTTTGTCGATTACAAAAACGAAAATGGTCGTTGGGTTACTAGTTGTATAAAGAAAGTAGGTGAAACAAATGAACATTAAACCTATTCCAGTGGAGTTAGTAGGTGAAACATTGATGGATATTGTGATTACTTATAACCCTTTAGATGTGTTGCAACATATTGCTGGTGATCTTCCCAAAGAAGTTTTAACCGATGTTAGGCAACGTATTCACGATTGGTTGGTAAGTGGTGGGCATCACACTGATCACTATGTCAGACAGCAAGTAGCCTATGCTCAGAAAGTTTATGAGGCAATGAGAGGGGCTGAAACCAAATGAACACAACCAACCTACAATGGCTAGCAATGTCGGATGAGGACAAGCAATTGATGTTGAGAAAGTTGGTGAGGAAATGAATGATTGTCTTTTAGAAGTCCTGGGTGATTATTTTGTAAAACATAACCTGGCCAATAAGGGTTGGACGTTTCATGAATTTGTTATTGAATGGCAACTAGGCATCATTGTAATGGACAAAAAATAAAGAGCCCATACCGCTAGAACGGTTCAGGCTCAGATACAAGTCTTTTCAAAGACGATTATAACACGAAATGAGGTAAAAAATGTGGAAATAAAATTCAATCAATTAACCTTGCAGAATTTCAAAAGCCACAAGGATCTTGTAGTTAAGTTTGGCGACATGACTAAGATCCTCGCAGATAATGCAAAAGGTAAAAGCTCCATTGGTGAAGCAATTACATTCTTATTATACGGTACAGACCTGGTGGGGAGCAAACTAGATCCTTCACCAGTAACGTATCAAGCAGAGAATACGCTTGTGACATTGTTATTAAGTGTTGAAGATGGGGAGCTACTACTTGGCCGTGAAATTGCGAAGGGACGTAATAAGTTCTATGTAAATGAGGTACCTTCCAAAGCTACTGATTTTAATCACGCAGTAGAGAAGCTATTTGATAAGGATTTATTCTTATCGCTATTTAATCCAAGTTATTTCTTCACATTGCATTGGGAAAAGCAGCGTCAAATGATTTTAAAATATACGACTGCACCTGCAAATAAAGAAGTATTAAAAGAGCTGCCTAAACCACAATCGGACAAGTTGGCCACATTAGTCAAAAAGCATTCTTTAGATGATTTAGATAAAATTCATCGATCTAATAAAACTAAGTTGGACAAACAATATATAGCTGCTCAGAGCCGCACCAAGACGTTACGAGAGCATCTAGAACAAAATGCTCCAAAGGTTCCTTTAGACTCGCTAAATGTGGAATTAAACCAGCTTGTTAAAGAGAGAAATGCTATAGAAGCTGTGACTGATAAAGCACAGGAAACAAATGGCCGAATAAACAGGCTTCATACCAAAATTCAATTATTGACAACAGAACGTGATCGTATCAAAGAAACCTTTAATCAGCTCAAAAATGAACAGATACAGGATACTTGCCGTGTTTGTCACCAAGCGTTACAAGACGAAGCTATCAATGCTGTAGAGGCAGAAAAAGAGCAACGTATTCAGCAAGTTAAGCTGAAATTCCAAGAAGTTGTAGATGAACGTAAAGCGTTGGAAGAAGAACTTAAAACACTAGAATACGTGGACGTATCTGAGCAAATGGAAAAAGCTCGTTCGCTTCAAGAGAAGATAAGTCCAATAGAATATGAAATCTCTAAGCATAAGCAGTATAAGTTCTTAGAGGAACAGGTTAATGCTGCAGAAGCTAATGAAAAAGAAACGCTTGAATCACTTAATGAGTCCGTTTTTATCCTGGATGCTATTAAGGATTTCAAAGCCAAAGAAGCTGAATTGCAAGTCAAAAAGGTTCAAGACTTGTTCGAAAATTTATCAATAAAACTGTTTGAAGAAGTGAAAACAACTGGTGAAAATAAACCAACTTTCATTGTTCAAATGGATGGCAAAGACTATATGAAACTTTCATTTAGCGAACAAACTAGAGCTGGTCTTGAAGTTCGAGATGTCTTATCAGAACAAAGTGATCTTATCGCTCCTTGTTTTGTAGATAATGCAGAAACCATTACTAAATTCAAGGAACCGAATGGACAACTCATAATCAGCTGTGTCGTTGCTGGACATGACTTAACTATCGAAAGCGAGGAAAAATAAGTGAGCGAAAAACAAGTGGAGAAACGAATTTATAACGGATGGGCATTTACAGAGAATGAAAGAGAAAAGGGAAGAATAAACCGTGAAATTCATGATGAACTAAAGGGAAAATACAAGATTTTTAGACATGATTTAAGATTTACTCCAGATGTTGATTTGGAAAACTATGACGTTGTCATTGGTAGAGAGCCAGGTTATGCACACTCGAAGTACAACATCATTAAAAATGGTCCTAATCTTACTACGGATGAATTGCTATTAATTTGTGATGGCGGAAATTTATGTTTTGGGGGCAGTAGTATAACAAGTAATCAATTGCGAGTGAGTGAAGATTGATAAAAGGGGAGGCCATTTGAATGAATGTTAAAGAAATCACAGTCGGCTACACATATACCAAAAATCTAGGAAACTTCGAAAATGTGAAAGTAGATGCAGCTGTAACAATTTCGGTAGAGCCTGGACAAGATGTTGAAGCACTTTATGACAAAGCTTATGAAAGTATGAAAAAACAGGTCAAAAACGGCCTTAATAAATTTACGGAGGGACGCTATTAATGAACAGAAACTTACCAACTTTAACACCTGAAATTACAGAGGCTTTTGCTCCTGCAGTATTAGAGGTCATTCGCAGTTCGATTGCACCTACAGCTAACGATCAAGAATTTCTATTATTTGCTCATAAGGCTGCTTCATATGGCTTAGATCCATTCAAAAATGAAATTTTCTTTATTAAATATGGCAGCCAAGCACGTATTCAATTTGCAGCTGAGGCCTATCTTTCAAAAGCACGTGAACAAGAGGGCTTTATCCCACCTGATACACAAATGGTGCATGAAAACGATGAATTTAAAATCGCTATGAATAAAGAAACAAAGCAAATGGAAGTGATTCAACACGAAATCGGCTTCCCACGTGGAAAGATTATTGGTGCCTATTCAGTTGCTTATCGTGAGGGCTATCCACCTGTAACGGTCATTATAGACATTGACGAAGTTGCTCATATGTTCACAGGCCAAAATAAAGACAATTGGAACAAGTGGACAAGTGACATGTTCGGCAAGCATGTTCAGCAACGAGCATTGAAAAAGCAATACGGATTGTCATTTGAGGATGTAACGATTTCCCAAAATGATGTACCTCAACCTGCTACGCAAACACGCAGGGATATTACACCTACCCAGGAGCAAATAGAGGCACCTATTGAACAGCATGTATTAACTCGCTCAGAAGAATTACTCAAGGAAGTAAAAGCAAAGTTTAAACAACTTGGTATTACAACGAAAAAGGCTATGCAAGAATACTTGGATAAAAATGCACCAGGCATTGATCCTACAACAGCGACTGAATCGGAACTAGTTGGCTTGATTGAACTCTTAAACATGAATATCGAAATGCTAGCTTCACAGTCAAACGATGCCGATTTACTAGAGTAAAAACTATGAAACTACCACAAATAATAGTTTATGAGAGGAATAAGGATTGTAAGCTGTGTGGGCGAGAAATGAATGAAAATGAATACAACTTGTACCGTGGGCGAGAAATATGCTCACGGTGCCATAAGGAGTTGGAGGGGAAGAAATGAATCAAATTTATAGGGAGCACCTTGATTTTATGGAAGAAGCCAAAGAAGCTTTTGAAAAGAACGAACGCCTTGAAACTTACAGAAATGCGGACAATTCACTCATAGCTTTACGTTATGGATTAGATAGAGATTGCATTAAAGTTTATGCATTAGGTGAAGGTATAGGTTTTTTTGCAAACATTATGCGAAAAGCTCCACCTCTATATGTTGGTGACTCGCATGAAAGTTGACATCTTAGCAAGTGGTTCAAGTGGCAACTGTATTGCTTTAACAACCAATGAAACTACCATTCTAATCGATGCAGGCATTCCTAAAACGAAAATAGAGAAACGGCTACTGGAAGTCGGTATAACGCCAAATAGCGTTGAAGCAATTTTTGTTACACATGCACATAGCGATCATATTAAAGGGCTGCCATTGGCCAACAAATACAAAATTCCTGTTTATGCTGGTGAGCGCGAATGGAAAAACATCACTACCGTTGAAGATGAATTAATTAGGCCAATTGGTGTTGGTGGTGTTTTCGGTTGTGGTCAGTTTATAGTAAGCCATTTTAATGTTCATCACGATGCAATAGATCCGAGGGGGTACGTTGTATGGACTTTAGATAATTTTAAAGTATCTATTTGTTTAGACACTGGCCTGGTTGATAAAAGCATGTTGAATGCCATGAGGCATAGTGACATTTACATTATCGAAGCCAACCATGAGCCACGAATGGTTGAAGCTTCTGATTACCCTAACAGCGTTAAGGCGAGGATTTTGAGTCACGTAGGCCACTTATCAAATGAACAAACGGCAAAAGCCCTCAGAGAGCTTGTAATAGGCAAAGGCGAACGAATCTATCTTACACATTTAAGTAGCAAGAACAACCTCCCTACGCTCGCGGAAATGACTGTTAAAAGGGAGTTATTAAAAAAGGGATACCAAGCAGGCAATCACTACAAATTGGAGGTCATTTAATGCATCCTTATGAATTAATTTTAACTGCTATGTTGAAATTACAAATTGAGAACATAGAGCTAAAAAAGCAATTAGATTCCATTCAATCTAAAAGTATTACTGGATCAGTTGCGGATCGCATTGATGATTGGTTAAACAGACCGTACACAGGTAGTAGTCGCAAAGATATTGAGGAATTTTCAGAGGAACTCATTGAATACATGAGCAGCCATTTGAAAGCATGAATAGGGTGAGTAATCATGGCAAATCCACAACTCAAAAATGGGCACACACGGATTGCCAATGAAATCCTTGGAGAAATCATGAGGCTTAATCTCAATGGCACACAATTCCGTTTAGTGTTGGCCATTTGGAGATATACGTATGGCTTTCAACGTAAAACAAATGAAATGTCCATAAATTTTTTAGCGAAGGTGATCAATGCCAGTAGAACTCAAACGAACAGAGAACTAGCAACATTGATTGATAGAAACATAATATCAGTTTTTGGAATTGGTTCAAAAGGAGCGAGAATCATGGGATTTAATAAAGATTATAAAGAGTGGGATGAACAGCTTCCACCTAATGAGGTAGAACCTGAAATCCCTGATCAAACTAAACCAGTAAAAAAAAATAAATATGATGAAGAAAATACTTATTACAAAATGGCCGTCTACTTTCATGAAAAAGTTTCTGTAGTTGCAAATGAGGCTGGCATATCTCATTTAATCAAAAAGTCCAATATGCAATCTTGGGCTGATGATATGCGAAAGCTAATTGAAATAGATCAAGTAGATAAGCACTTGGCCAAACAAGTCATGGATTGGGTTACACAAGATTCTTTTTGGCGCACTAACGTTTTATCAGCAAAAAAACTTAGAGATAAGTTTGTAGAACTAGCAATAAAAATGAATGCTGATAAGAAACCTGTTCAACCAAAACAAAAGCCTCAATATGATCCGAGAGATAAAGAAATAGAGTTCCAGCGTTGGTTACAAGATGGGAATGATCCAAATGACTTTGATTGGAGCAACTGATTACGAACTTGATGCGGAAAAGTCAGTGCTAGGCGCAATCTTTCTTGAACCAAGTGTGATTGATGACATTGTTTTTCTTGAATCAAGGGACTTCATTAGTGCGCGTCACCAACAGATTTATAGAGTAATGAAATGGCTAGATAATAAAAATCAGCCAATCGACATTACAACCGTTACTGAGCTGTACATGCAACATAACAAAATGGACGAGGTAAGCATTTCTTATTTAGCTGAATTAGCCGTTTCCTGCCCTACAGCTTCAAATGTAGTGTCATATGCCAATATTGTTCGTTCAAGGGCTATACGAAGACGAGGAACAGATATAGGGCAAAAAATTATGAATCTAGTACATGAGGATTTTGAAACAGACGATGATTATTTTGCAGAAATCGAAAAACTAGCCTCAGAAGTAAGGCCCGAAGATGATGGCAAGATGCAAAGTTTAAAAGAATCACGACAAGGATATTTTGCACATCTTTTAAAACGAGCTGAATTTATACCTACTGGATTTAAACACTATGACAAATGGGCGCATGGTCTTTGGAGAGGCTGGTTATTCGTTAGTGCTGGACGTCCTAGTGTTGGCAAAACAGCAATGCTTCTCCAAAGAATTATGGGTGTGGCCAAAAGTGGACCTGTATTAATTTGGTCACAAGAAATGGACAAGTACCAATTGTTTGATCGGATGATTTCTAACATGACAGGCATTCAATATGGTCGTATTAAAAACAAAGACCTAAATCCAGAAGAGCTTGGCGTTATCGAGCATGCCTACAAAGAGCTAGAAAAGCTACCTATCTTTGTCCAGGATTCAAGTGGCGTAACAATCGAGGAAGTAAGGGCCACAGCAAGGCGTTTTAAAAAACGATATGGGCAAATTGCCATGATTGCTGTGGATTATCTGCAGATTATGAAGATTCCCCAACGTAAAAACGAAACCAGGGCTCAGGCTATTGGAAATGTAACGACTACTGCCAAGCAAATAGCCAGGGACATGAATTGTTGCTTCATGATGTTATCGCAAATGACTAGGGAAAGTGACAATGTTAAAAAGCCACAGCTGTCACACTTAAAAGAATCATCCTCTATTGAACAAGACGCAGATGTTGTTGAGTTTTTATGGCACGATCCAGCTGACAAAATGCCACAAGGAAAAGTCATTCAACAGTTTTTCGCAAAAGGCAGAGACATTGGAATAAATGAATTTAAGTTGTTATTTATGGGTTGGAAACAGAAGTTTATTGAACTGGATAAGTAGTAGAAAATGATTTGTTTAGAGCTGAAATGGAGGAGTAGTTATGAAAATTGAAATTAATGTTCAAGACGCACATTTAAAAGCAGAGGAAATTCAAGAGAACCATGTAACGAGTATTATTGAAGGATTCTTTGGAGTGCTCGGAGTTTTAAAACAGAACGAAAATAATGTCAGCGTTTCTAAGCCAAAAAATAAACCCTTAATAAATCTGGGTGAAGCTCCACCTGATTATGTTCCGTTTCAAAATGTTAAAACTTCTGCAGTAGTTCCTCCAAAAATTGAAAAAGAAAAGAATCCGCAAATATCGAAGGTGCTACCAAAGATAAATGCTGAACGTACTCTTACTGCTCCAATTAGTGAAGTGGCCAAAATTAATAGTGCTTCTGAAAGTGAATCACCTCACTTTGGTACCAAAGAGTTTGAGGGTGGTCAAATCAAGTACCAATGTAAATATTGGTGTGATTGTGGCCACACAGGGAAACGCTGGGTATCTAGAAGTGCTGTGTATGCACACTGTCATGAATGCAATTCGAAACTTATTGTAGAACCTGCAACGCCTGAATTCCGAGAAGATGGCCTTCCTGTACAGGATAGTTTTAATAATTTTTTCATAGCACGTGAAGTGGAGGGTGAATGATACAAAATAAAAGGTTTGGAGGATTGTTATGAGATTCATAGGCTTAGATCCATCTACTAAAACAGGATTTGTTGCACTAGATGAAAGTGGCCAGGTGCTTAGAGCAAAAGAATTAACAGGCGTAGGTGATAAAGATCCTTTCCGAATGATTACCCTTATTGACGAGGTTATGGCCCATATGCGAAAGGGAGACATCATTACAATTGAGGGATTTGGTTTTGCAACACAACAAGGCATACAGCTTGGTGGCATTGGTTGGGGTATGCGAATGTCTCTAACTAGACGAGGGTTTAAATACTATGAAGTTGCTCCTAGTGCTGTTAAGAAGTTTGTAAATGTTACTGGCTTTACTGGAGAAGTAGGAAACAAAAAACGCATTACAGGTGTAGAAAAGAAAAAAGTCGTTATGAAAGCTGTAAAAGATCATTTTGGCTTTTCACATAAAAGCGACAACGTTGTCGATGCATATATTTTAGCTCAAATTGCAAGAATCATGTACCAGTTTAATAGACCTGATTTTATTGGTTGTCCAGTCTATCAAGCAGAGGTAGTTAAATCAATATTAGGAAACAAAACAATGGAAATGGAGAGTGTGAATAATAATGGCTAAAGTTGAATTAAATGTCCTTTTTAAAAAGATACAAAAGGATGATAAAAAAGAAGTTTTAGAGTTTCATATCTTGGGTGATGATGTTCAATATAAATCTGAATTAATTGGTATGGCAGGCAGCATTGTAATACTTGAACTAGGTGATGTTAAATTATCTGCAGAGATGAAATCGATTCAGCGCGATAGCAAGAAAGTCGTGCTGAAATTTGAAGCCAAAGGAGATAGTGAGGAAAAGACTATCAAACTATATCCAAAAGCAGGCTTCAATGTGAAGCTATCACTAGAACAAAGCCAAATGAGCATTGAAGAATTTGAGGAAGAGCATGAGGGTATTGAATATCAGGTTGATGGA